AGACATGAATCAGGAAACAAGATTACAGAAGATTGATAACATCGGCTATATCTTAGAAGAAGTCTTACAGGATGAAGAGTGTTTTTCTCTAAAGGATTTAGCAGTTAATGGCAGGGATTTAATTACTATTGGATATAAGCCAGGAAAAGAAATTGGTGAGGTATTAAATAATCTGTTGGATTCAGTTATTAGTGGAGAAAATATAAATGAGAAAGAAAAATTATTAGAAATAGCAGAGAGGAGATTACATGGTTAAATTATTCAGTCATACAGATTTAGACGGAATCGGTTGTGGTATTTTAGCACAACTTGCATTTGGTAAAGATAATGTAGAAATTTCATATTGTGATTACGACAATATTGATTCAACTGTAAAGGAATATTTGGAAACAGAACAGGACGACACAATCCCAATTTATATTACCGATATTCGTGTCAATGAAGAAACTGCTGAGTTACTGAATAAAAGAGGCAATGTTAAGTTATTAGATCATCACCCAACAGCTCTTGGATTAAATAAGTATGATTGGTGTGATGTAGTTATCGAAGATTCCAAAGGAATTAAAACATCGGGAACTATGTTGTTTTATCATTGGTTAGGTATGAATGGTTGTCTGAGTGAAGAGTTAGAGAATAATAAAGCGTTAGAGAAATTTGCTGAACTTGTGAGAGATTATGACACTTGGAGATGGTCAGAACTCGGTGATGAAGGTGTTATTTGTAAGCAGATAAATGATTTATTATATCTTTACGGTCGAGATGATTTTATTCATTGGTGCATTTCAGAAATCCATGATGAGGTATTCCCAAGATTATATGCCAAAGATGAAGTTATCCTGAAAATTAAACAGGATGAAATTGATAGATATATCGAAGAGAAGAATGAAACTATGTTTACCAGTCCTATGTGTGGTAAGGTTTGTGGTTTTGTATTTGCAGATAGGTTTGTTAGTGAATTAGGTAATAAACTTTGTAAAATGCATCCTGAAATTGATTTTGTGGCAATGATTGATATTGATGGTTGTACGGTATCTTATAGAACCGTTAAAGAAGATATTGATCTTGGTAAAGATGTAGCAAGTTTATTTGGTGGCGGTGGTCATCCAAAAGCTGCTGGTTCAGAATTTGGTCAGAGTATTAAGTTGAAAATTATTGGGGAAATCTTTGGACAGTGAGGTGAGAGAATAATTGGAATGGATTAAATGTGTCGAAGGACAAATGCCAGAAGATGATAAAAGATACGAAGGCAAGAAAGTAATCAATGTACTTGTTACCACAAATCGAGGCATAGTAACAAAAGTACAAAGACAACGCTATGATGGGACATGGTTTTGGGGAAGAATTAATGGTGGCATGAAAGCTTGGATGCCGTTGCCTGAACCATACAGAGAATAAGCGAGGTAAAAGAGTGAAATTAACAATTGATATTCCAATAGGATATGAAAGAGATTTTAATGTTGATAAGTTTAAAGATTTCTTTTCAAGAGTAATTGCAGATATAAACTGTCATGGTCTATGTGGTAATTATGAAAAAGAAATTGCAGAAATGTTTTTAGAAGCGTTTGAAAAAGCTATTATTGGTGATGTTAATTTAAATGCAAAAGTTATTCCAGTTGCAAATATATCTTTTGACAAAGAAGATATGCAGAAGATGATTCAAGATGAATTAAAGAAGTTTCAAGTAGAGAATAATCTAATATAGAAGTAATTCTATTCACGGCTGATCAGCCAAATTAAGCGAGGTGATAAAGTGAAGAAATATTGGGAAACAGGTGAAAAGAATGACTTTGGTAAGGAATGTTATAAATTACATTTTAGTCAATTTTATGAAGAAGATGATGAAAATGTAGTAGCTGGTTTTGTACAAGATGAGACAGACGAAAACAGATTTATATATGTATCAAAAGAACTAAATGTTGAATATGATACATTGTTTGCAGACAGTATAGAAGATGCAAAGCATCAAATCGAAGACATGCTAATAGATTATTGGAATGACAAGATTGATTATTTAGAAAATCAAATTAAATCATTTCAAGACAAAGAATAATCATATATAGAAATTTCTATCTTGGCGATTCAGCCAAATTTTCCAAAAGTAAAAGTAACAAGAAATATTTTTTTCATTCGATTAGGCAGACGTGTCTATTTTCGAGTGATTTTACAACAAAATAATATTAAAAATGAAAGGATTTAACAGTAAATTCTAGGATAAATGATTGCGCAATCTCTGTAGATTAAAGGATTTTGACAGAGAATAAAGAAAAAAATAATTCTCAAGGGCTACGAGTGTTAAGTTTATTTGATGGAATCTCTTGTGGAAGAGTTGCATTAGATAAAGCCAATATTCCAGTCAGTGAGTATAATGCATTTGAAATTGAAGAGAATGCAATCAAAATCAGTAGATATAATTATCCTGATATCAAAAGATACGGTGACGTATTTTCTACCGACTTCAAGGATTTTAATGGAGTCAATCTATTAATAGGTGGTTCACCTTGCCAGTTCTGGTCGAAAGCCAAGTGTAGTAAAACAGCAAAATTGAAGAGAGAAATTGATACAGAAGGCGAAGGTTGGAAACTTTTTCAGAAATTTGTGGAAGCAAAGAATAACACAAATCCAAAATATTTCCTATATGAAAATAACTATGGAATGGCTGATGAGATTCAAGACGCTATTAGTGAGGAATTGGGTGTACAACCAATTATGATTGATAGTCAGTTATTATCAGCTCAGAGGAGAAAACGTCTGTATTGGACGAACATACCAAATATCACACTTCCTGATGATAAAGGATTATTAGTGAAAGATGTTATCTGTGATGATCCAGATTTAGTCAAATACTTTGATGACAGAATTAGGAACACAATGATTAAGTGTGAGAATTACATAAAATATGATCTTGGTGGCAAAGGTCATTATTCACAGCAGGACAGGCTGTACTTTTTAAATAAGAAAGCTCCAACAGTGCCACGTTGCAGAACAGAAACAAAATTCAATGTTTGGCTTGGTGGAGAAAAATATAAAAAGACATGTCCATTAGAAATTGAACGACTTCAGACACTTCCAGACAATTATACGGAGTTTGGAATGGACGAGAGTGGCAATGTAAAAGTAATGCCTAAGACAAGAAGATTTGAAGCAATTGGCAACGGATGGACTGTTGATGTTATAGCTCATATTTTGAGTTTTATGAAGTTGTAACAGAGAATAACATAACAGGAAGGAGTAAGAGGTTTGGTATACCGAAAACGCAGCGTTTACTCCTGATACATAATGATAATAAATAGAGTCTGGCAGATGCCAAATAGTAATACATTTTCAATTAAGCCAATCAAAGAGTTGATTGAGAGATATGCAATAGGTAAGATTGTTGATCCATTTGCAAATAGCAATAAATTAGCAACAGTAACAAATGACTTAGATACACAATATGATACTGATTACCATATGGATGCACTGGATTTCTTAAAGATATTCGATGATGACTCAGTAGATACTGTGTTGTACGATCCACCATACTCGCCACGACAGGTAAGCGAATGTTACAAAAATCTTGGACAGACAGTAAATATGCAGACAACACAAGCTTCATATTGGTCTAAACAGAAGGAACAGATAGGAAGAATTGTAAAGAAAGATGGCATTGTAATTACTTGTAGCTGGAATAGTGGTGGTATTGGTAAGAAGTATGGCTTTGAAATTCAGGAAATTCTACTTGTTCCTCATGGCGGTTGGCACAATGACACGATTGTTGTGGTTGAGAAGAAGATTGAGTAGAGAATAACAGAATATGAAGTTCGCAGGAAAGCGGAATTTCTTCTGAGTTTTCAGAGAATAAATACATATAAAAACAAAGAAAAGAGGTAACAAAATGAGAGAAACATTAATTGTTGTAGACATGCAGAATGATTTTATTGATGGAACACTTGGTACAAAGGAAGCACAGGCAATTGTATCGAATGTAGCAAAGAAAATTAAGGAATATAAGGATGCTGGTAAGCAGGTAATCTTTACAAGAGACACACACCCTGAGAATTATTTGGAAACATATGAGGGTAAGCATCTTCCTGTTACTCACTGTGTAAAGAATACTATTGGTTGGCAGATTTCCAATAAGTTAGATTTTGATATTGAGAATGATATTCTGATTGATAAGCCTACATTTGGTTGGACACATTGGGATGATTTTAAATTTAAAAGTGTTGAAATCTGCGGATTATGCACGAGTATCTGCGTAATTTCAAATGCCCTTATTATTAGAGCAAATTATCCTGAGATTGATATTACAGTAGATGCAAGTTGCTGTGCATGTGTCACACCTGATACTCACAAGGCTGCATTAGCAACTATGTATATGTGTCAGATCGAAGTGATTGGAGAGTAGAATATGATTAAAATTAATGGCGAAATTGTAACAATCAACAAGTTTCCAGATGGAACACCAAGAGTAAATATTGATATAAACAACATTGAGGAAGACTCTTATGATGGCTCTCCTTGTATTTGGATTGAATGGACTTATGAGAGTAACGATGAGATATTTTATCTGATGTTAGTAAAGAAACATCTTGAAAGATTTTTTACTAATGTGGATTATTATTTGTCTCTTCCATATATTCCTAATGCACGAATGGATAGAGTAAAAAATGATGATGAAGTATTCACATTGAAGTATTTTTGCGATTTTATCAATTGGTTAGGATTTTCATCAGTTTATGTTTTAGATGCTCATAGCGATGTTTCTACTGCATTACTCAATAATTGTGTAAAAGAAAATCCAAAAGAGTATGTTGATAAAGCTATTTCAAAGATTGGTATGAGAAATCTTGTACTTTATTTCCCAGATGCAGGTGCAGCTAAGAGATATTCAGATTTATTTCCTGAGTTACCATATTGTTATGGTGAAAAGAAGAGAGATTGGAAGACTGGTAAAATCCTTGGATTAGACATTAGAACAAATGGTATTGATTTGAAGGATAAATATGTGTTAATGATTGATGATATTATCGCATATGGCGGTTCACTTTATTATAGTGCGGAAGAGTTAAAGAAACTTGGTGTAAATGAAATTTACGCTTATGCAACACATACGGAAAATTCAATTCTTGATAAAGAAAAGGGTACTTTGATTAAGTCTTTGGAGAATAATACAGTGAAAGAATTATTCACAACAAACAGTATTTTTACTGGTAAGCATGAAAAGATTACAGTTATGGAGGTTTAAAATTATGGATAACACAATGGCTTTATTACTTAGTGATACTTATAAGCAGTGTCATGATCGTATGTATCCAAAGGGATTAACTAAGTTAGTTTCATATTGGGTGCCCCGTAAATCAATGTTAGAGAATCAGAATCATATGGTTTTCTTCGGATTACAGGCTTTTATTAAGGAATATCTAATGGGATATTTTCAGAAGAATTTCTTTGAATTATCAGAAGATGAGATGTTATCTTTTTATACAGATTCAATGGACGTACAGATTGGTAGAGATAATTACGATTTAGAAAAGATTGTGGAACTTCACAGACTTGGTTATCTTCCACTTGAGATTAGAGCTTTACCAGAAGGAACACTTGTACCAATGGGAGTTCCTTGTATTGAAATTACCAATACAGATGACAAGTTTGCATGGCTTGTTCAGTGGATTGAATGTATTCTTCAGGTTGAGTTATGGAAACCTTGTTGTCATGCAACTATTGGTTATATGTATCGTGAGATTGCAGATTATTGGTATAACAAGACAACAGACGGATTGCCTGGAAATATGGCTTGTGCAGATTTTGGCATGAGAGGAATGTCTTGTATGGATGAAGCTACAAGATGTTCAGCATCATGGTTGCTTTCATTTAATAAGACATCTACAATTCCAGCAATTAATTATATTGATAGATATTACAATGCCGATTGTAAGAATAATGGTATTGGAATCGGTGCTGTCTCAACTGAGCATTCTGTAATGGGTGCTAATTTCTCAATTGATGGAGATGAGATTACGTTCGTTAAGAGACTTTTAACAGAGTTATATCCAAATACATCATTTAGTATGGTTTCAGATACTTATGATTATTGGAATATGGTAAATAATATTCTTCCACAGTGTAAAGAAGAGATTATGAATCATAATGGAAAGCTCTTGGTTCGTCCTGATAGTGGTGATATTGTAGAGATTTCAGTTAAGACAGTTGAAAGGTTATGGGAGATTTTTGGTGGTTCTGTAAATAGTAAAGGTTATAAGGTATTAGATCCGCATATCGGTATTATTTATGGTGATGGCTGCACACTTTCTAATGTAGAAACTATTTGGAAAGAATTAGAAAAGCGTGGTTTCGCAGCTAATAATATTGCTTATGGTGTAGGAGCTTTTTGCTTCACTGCAATCGTTGAAAACGGAAAGATGATTGTTGTTACAAGAGATACTTTTGGCATTGCAATGAAAGCTACATATGGAGTAATTGATGACAAGAAGTTAATGATTTTCAAAGATCCTAAGACAGATACAAGTCACTTAAAGAAATCTCATAAAGGATGTTGTAGAGTATACGATGATAACGGTGAATTAAAGTGTCAAGATCAGTTACTTGAAATGAGTGATAACAGTTTACTTACTACCGTATTTAAAGATGGAGAATTAGTAAGAGAAGACACATTTGCGGATATCAGAAACAGAATGTACGGAGGTAAGTAGAATGGATTTTTATCTTCAGGCAAACAACTCCTATGACAGATTAGAAGAAGAGTTTAAGAAATATGGAAAGCTCATCTTTTGTGTAGATTTTGATGATACAATTTATGATTTTCACAAGAAGGGCAGGACATACAAAAATGTCATTAGTCTTTTACAGAGATGGGAGAATTATTCAGAAGTAATTATTTTCACTGGTAATGGCGAAGATAAATATGAAATGATTGAAAAATATTTGAATGATAATCATATCAAGCATAGAGGTATTAATTGTGATGCTTCTGTTGCATTTTCAGGAAGAAAGATTTATGCAAATGCTTATATTGATGACAGAGGTGGATTAATTCAAGTATATAACGAACTACTTACATTAATTGAGAAAATTGAAAAAGGAGAGATTAGACATGAGTAATTTTGATGTAAAGAAAGCAACTAATGATTGTGTTCAGTGGATTAAGGATTTCTTTGAGAAGAATGGTAAAGACTGTATGGCAGTTGTGGGCATCTCAGGTGGTAAGGATTCAAGCGTTGTGGCAGCATTATGTGTAGAAGCTCTTGGTAAGGATAGAGTTTTTGGTGTATTAATGCCACAGGGAGAACAGCCAGATATTGATTATTCTCGAATGCTTGTAGACCATCTTGGAATCAACAGTTGTGTTGTAAATATAGGCAATACAGTTCGTACTTTAAAGCATGAGATTAAACCACAGTTGGGAGATCGTTGGTCAAAACAGACTTCTACAAATCTCCCTGCTCGTATTCGTATGGCTACTCTTTATGCTGTATCACAGACAGTAAATGGTCGTGTTGCTAATACGTGTAATCTTTCAGAAACATTACTATCTTGGGAAACCAGATGGGGTGATGCAGTTGGAGATTTTGCACCAATTAGCGACTTAACAGTAGAAGAAGTGAAAGCTATTGGATATGAACTTGGATTGCCAAATGAATTAATCGAAAAAATTCCGTCTGATGGACTGTGTGGAAGTACAGATGAAGATGCATTGGGATTTAAATACTCTGTTATGGATAGATATATTAGAACAGGCGAGATTGACGACAAAGACATTAAAAAGAAAATTGATAATCGAGTAGAAAAATATCGGTTTAAGAGAATGCCTATTCCTTATTATAAAACAGGTATGGAAAGATATGTAGACTAAAATGGCAGAAGACTTAACTAATTTACAATTTGGAAAATTAACAGTCATCAAACGTGGAGACAACGATAAAAGCGGACATGTGAGATGGTGGTGTAAATGTGACTGTGGCAACCCTAAATTGATTTTAGTTGCCGCAGGACATTTAAAATCAGGACATACTCAATCATGTGGATGTATAAGAAGAGATAATATTAAACCACAAAAGAATTTAGAAGGAAAAAGATTTGGGAAATTAATTGTAAAAGAATTTCTTGGTATAAAAAATCATAGATCATTATGGAGTTGTGATTGTGATTGTGGTAAGAAAATTAACGCTTTATCATCGTCTTTAACTTCTGGAAAACTTAAGTCATGTGGATGTTTATCTTCTGTAGCTGAGTTCGAATTAAGCCAGTTCTTGACAGATGAACAAATTATATTTGATACGCAATATAAGTTTGATGATTGTAAATATAAAAGAAGATTGCCATTCGATTTTGCAATTTTTCATCCACAAAATAAGGAACTCTTATTTTTAATTGAACTACATGGAGAACAGCATTATTTTCCGTTTACATTTAATAGTGAGTCTGATATGCAAAAGAAGGAAAATTTTTTGCATAGAAAACATTTGGATAAATTAAAAGAAGATTATTGTAGTGAAAATAATATTCCATTGTTAATTATTAGATATACAAATTTTCAAACAAAAGAAAAAATTGTAAAAGGGTTTTATGAAAAGCTCTTGCAAAAGAATATTACATTTGATGATTATATATTTTCATCAAAACAAATAAAGGATGATTTACAAGTAAAGCATAAACGTGTCTATAAAAGAAAAGTAGTCCAAATAGATATACCCAACAAGAATATTATAAGAGAATATAATAGTATGGAAGAGGCATATAAGATAACTGGAATATCATCTGGACAGATTTCGGATTGTTGTAAGGGTAATTGTAAAACAGCAGGTGGATATGCTTGGGCATATAATAACGGAAACGTTAATATTGAAGAAGTAATTAAACGTGCAACAATTCCAAATAGAACAAATGCAGTTGTGATTTTTCAAAAAGATAAAAATGGAAATATTATAAAAGAGTGGCAAAGTATAACAGAAGCAGCACATTCTTTGGGAGTAAGTCATCAAGGTATTCAAGCGTGTTGTTCAGGAAAGCAGAAAACTTGTAAAGGATTTGTTTGGAATTATAAGAAAGATTGATTCAATGCATGAGAAAAATCTGTTTAAATTACAGTTAATGCCAAGTTTTGTGTATCAGGCGTAAATAAAATACTATATATAGTGTTTGTGTAAAATATAGATACTATATATAGTAATATTTTTACCAAGAAACATAGATTTCCTTTGGATATGAAATGAGGTGAATTATGGCTTATATAGAGAATGTTGTAATAGGAAAACCAATAGCAGAACCACAACAGATGTTTGCATTAGATGAAAATGATTGGAACAGAATTGAGCAGGAAAAGACTTATTATACAAACGAGAGGTTTCTTCCCAGAATTCTTGTGGAATTAGGCATTTATCCATCAATCAGTGAGATTAGACGAAATAAGCCTAGTCTTATGGTAAGTTTAGATAATGTTGATTTTATTGATAACTTGAAAGTTAGTAGAAAAAGAAGACTGTGGATTTTAGTAGGAGAATAATATGGCAGGATTTATATCAAAGCAACCAAATGGATTATATTGTAGATTTTCGAGTGTCACGGATTGTCCTACAGCATGGAATATGACACGAGAAGATTATATCAATATGAAAATGCAGGAAGCAAAAGAAGATGCTGAAGATGTATTGGATAATTATCTGAAGCCGTTTGATATGGTGGTGGATATGTATTATCCAAACAATATGACAAAAGAAGAATTTGATAGATTCCTTGAAGAGACTGGATATAGTAAAGGAGAATAAGTCATATGAAGAACTGTGTAATTTTAGAAATGGAAAACAGCAATGATTTTGAGAATGCTATGAATGATTATTTGGATGATGGATACAAAGTAGAATCCAGTTCATGCAATAGCAGATATTATAAAGCAATTCTTGTGTTGAAGGAGGAGGAATAAACCATATGAAGAAGAAAATTTTAACAGTTGTATTAGGATTGACATTATGTTTTGGAATGACTGGATGTGCGAATAAATATGAAACAATCACTATATGTAGTCATGATAATTTTATCTTTGATGATAGTACTATCAATTTGAAAGAAGGATATTGGGTAAGAGATTATAATATTGACTATGAAAATGGGGTTGTAACCTTAAATTTGGACAAAGATTAAGAAGCACATTGGTGATTTAGGAGGTGACAAATGACAGAAAGCGAAGCTATTGAAGAACTAAAATATGATTGTAATGAACTCGGTAAAGCAATCCCATGTGATACTTCATGGGGATGCTCTTTTGAAAATGCTTATGGAATGGCAATAAAAGCACTCGAAAAGCAGATACCGAAGAAAGTGAAAAATAGTGGAGAGAGAATTCCGTTTGAATGGTATTGTCC